GATATATTTTTTACCACTATACTCAAAGACGTGCTCTTTAGGTAAGTCGCTTAAACATAAACTGCAAGAAACAAGGTTACCATCAAACTTTTCAGTACCACTTCCTACATAAATTTTATCTTCCATATTTTAATGTATTTTAATTTGGTGTTCCAAAATTTCTAAAACGTCAGTCATTAGCCTTTGCTTTTCCTGTTCGCTTTTCATAGTAGTTGGAACTTCTACTATAAATATTTCTCGTTTCCACGATAGCTTAGAAAGATAATGTTTTATTACCTTAAAAACAAGTTTTAAAACGTAAAAAATTTTTCTATGCCAGGTGATATATCTATAATGTTTCATAAATTATGTGTTGATTTATATCTTCGGTTGCGTTCTCACCAAAAAAAGTATTGTAAATAAATATTGCATTTTCTACTTTTTCTTTACCATTCCTTAAAAAATCTTCAGAAGGAATATAAAGACCTAATTGTAAGGTTGACTTATCTACAACGTAAAAATGCACTGGTTTATCAAATAATTTTTGGTATATATAAGCCTGGCTATCATAGTTATATCTATAAGCTGATGATCTAAACTTAGATATGTCTGATGTGGTTTTTAAATCAATAATTTTATCTTCGCATATAATATCTGCCTTACCCTTCCAGTCTAACCCCATAATGTTTTTTACTGCCGGAACTTCAAACTGATTTGAAGGGTGGTAAATTTCTTCAGCCATATCCATATTACTTTTAATAGTTAATATAGCTTTATCTATATCATCCTTTTCTTTTTGTAGCAGTAACATTTGTCCATGCTCTTCTACCAATTCTTTATATTTTTTAGTATTTCTGCTGTTAACATCTGCTATTATAAAATTTTGTATCTTTTCAGGTTCTAATATAGCAGTATGAAAGTATCTGCCTTCCAACATAGCTTTTGTCTGTTCTTTAGGCACTCTGAATTGTAAGGGGTCATTTAACAAAGTATATATGTCAGAATTAGACAGCCATTGCTGACCATACTCTCCATAATAAAAAGAATCTTCTTTAAGTTTTTCTAAAATACCTATCATTTTATATGCTTAGATATTTCTTTTTTAACAGATGCTTTTATGTTATACTTGCTTTCTAAATTTTTAACAATAGTAGGTAGACCTAATTCTTTATTAGAAACAACATAGCTTAAAACTTTTTTCCAGTTTTCATCCCCTATATCTAATGTTGCTTTTGTCTTAACTCCTGGAGTTGTTTTCTTTTGATTTCCAATAGCATTAATTACTTCATTAGCTGAAGCTACTGATGTGTCTAATCCAATACCAAAGTTACCTAAAGCCCTTCCCCAAGCAGATGTTTCGCAGTTTTCTACATAAGATGTTTTATTAATGTATGATGATCCTTTATATTCTTCAGCAGTACCTGAGGCAATAAGCCTACCAGTTGAATCTTTTATTTCTGCTTTCATCATTATTGACTCTGATGTTTTGTCTAAAACAATAGAATCTAAACTATACTCAGAATAAACTTCTCTAAAGTATTTTAATCTTGTGTGGACTTCAACGTAGTCCTTTCCCTTTATGTTGATGGTTTTTAATTTATCCATTTTGTCTATTATATTTAATTAGTTTTTTTGTGTAGTAAGAATATCTTTGTAATATATATTCTCTTTTTGTTTTTAAGTTTTTTATAAACTTATCATTCTTCCTGGTGTTTACTTCTAACCTCATTTTGTCTTCTATAAGCTGTAGTTTGTGTAAACAATTATTTATGTTCATAACAATACAACCTTTCTCCCATCCATACTCTTGAAATAATTTGTATTCATTGTCGTTTAACTCTTGAAAGTAATCTCCATTTCGTGAACAGTTTAATATTTCTGTTTTACTTTCAAACTTTTGCAGTTTAAATCCATAGCTAACTAAAGATGTTCCTAATTCTTTTTCTAAGATTAGTGGGTCTTTTTCTAATGCTTGATTATATAACTGATCTAAGGAATACACTACTTTACTTTATTCTTTATTTCTTCAAGTATATGCTTGTAGTCAGGGTCGCTTTCTACAAATGCTTTTGCCTTTTTATAACCATGAACTATTGTGGAATGTTCTACTGGTAGACCGTTCTCATCCATAAATCTTTTAATGTATGACAGTCTAATTGGTCTTTCTTGTGCCAGAAAATATAACATTTGTCTTGCCTCAACGATTTCTCTTTTACGAGTTTTAGTGTACATTTCGCCTAATGTAAGGTGGAACTTGTCAGCTACAGCCTCCGCATATGCGTCAAAAATATCTTTCTTCATTTAATTTTATTTTAGTTTACAATTATACAATTTATAAATAAATTATACAAATTTTTTTATTGTTTCTTGAACTTGTTTTGTAGATCATTGATTCTTTCTAAAGTTGCTATAGCTTTTTCATAGCTCATTCCTTCAGTAATTAAATTATCAATTTGCAGTTGTTTTATTTCCATTTGTAAATGGTGAATTGCTTTTTCTATATCTTCTATATGCTTCGCTACATCAGACATTCCTTCTTCTTTTTTCTTTCCACAACGCATCAAATAAGTGAGGGCTGTACCGACATTATATGTAGCAGAAAATCCATACACTACTTCAGAGGCATGGTAATTGTTTTTACCTATATAATATTCAGGGGTTTTTCTAACTGGTTTCATTTAATTTTTTTTTAAATTTATATTTACTCATATCATTACATACTATTTCTCTTTCATAGGGTATGTATTCGTACCTATCTTCGGCTAAGATAAATCTTTTCTTGTATTCTATCATTCCGGAATACCTAAAATAATTATCAAATTCAATAAGATTTGTACGATTGTTTATATTATACTTGTTAATCTTCTTTTTTTGATTCTCCTGGAAGATTAAACTTTTAGATAGTTCTTTCATTTAATTAAATTTATTTAAGAGGGATGATTAATAGTATTAACGTGTTTTGGCAATATCGCCTTTATAACCACCCCTCTTTATATAAGAGGCAACATTTAATATTTGGGCAGTACCCATTAATTATTGGGAAAATTCCCTCCTCTTACTCTTTATAGTTGTCTACTATTATTTTTTTTAAGATGTCTTGATTTAACTTTTGTAACCATTGAATATACTTTCGGTTTGGTTTTTTCTTCATCTTTTCTTTTAAAATTAATTCGTGTATCTCTTTCATAGCCCACACCTTTTATCATCCTCTCTTGCCTCTGCTATGTCGTAAAGCATTAACTCTCTGTAATCATAGTCTGTTTGTATATCACAATAATCTTGACATTCGCAACAAACATAATCCTCATAAGTTTCCAAATCATTTTCTTTGTCTATACTCTCAACAAATTCTGCCCCACAACATCTGCTAACCATTTCTACTTCCATATTATTGAAGATGTATGGTATTCATATTCAGTTACATCAAACCTTTCATAGTTTTCATCAGTATCTTCTATCACTCCTCTTTTAACTAAGTCCTGATATTTTAGATCACGAAGTCTATGATATTCATTTAACTTTCTTTGTTCGCAGTCAGGTTTTTTCTTTTTACTAATACATTCGTGTATGTATTCCATCCAGTCGTTATATGATTTAGTTTCTCTTGGGGTAATTTTTTTCATAATATATTTTTTAGTTAAAAAAAAGGGGAAGGTGTATCAGCCTCCCCCCATTTACACAACAACAATTATTCAACTTTCGTTAGTATTGATTGTGTTTTTTTATTTGCTAATTCGTTATATCGGTTAAGCAATAATTGATTAGAAATAAAATCTACATCTAAAAAAGATTTCTTATTAAACAATATTTTCTTTAGATGATTGAACTCTCTTTCCTCGTTTTTAGTTAGTTTATTCATAAGTAGTATATTTAAGTGACAATAATACTAAATAAATAATTAATAACCAAATTTATAATTGCTTTATAACAAAATGGTCTATTAATGTTATTTCTAACGAACTCTCTGTGTTACTACTTCCTCCTATAATATTAACATCTTTAATATCTCCAGAGTCAAAATCAAAATCGTTGTAGTCCATGTGTTCATTAGAAAAAAAGACAGATTCATAATTAGATAGCCACTCAAATTCATTTGAATAATCTACATTGTCTCCATCTAATTCGTTATATAATATACGAAGGTTGTCTATTTGGTTTATTATTTTGTCGTAAACTTTTTTTGTAACAATATAAGATTGACAAATGTCTACTTCAGTCATAATTGCATAACTTCTTTCTATATCTATAACATCAAATACTTCTATTTTACTGGTATATTCTCCATCAAACAATTCAATATTGTTTTCTCTTTTGGTAAAGGCGTAGTCATTGACCATAGTCTCTAATCTTTTTCCTATGTTGTGATAATGCGATCTAAAATTTTCAGGAGACAAATCCCAGTAACCTTTGTCTTTTATGTAATTGTCATACAAATAAGACATAAGTGTTTCTTTTTCAGAAACTAAGAATATTTCATATTTAGGTTGTTCAGACCTAAATAAATTTCCATTATAAGTTACAATAAACTTTTTCATAGTTTTATTACAAAGTTAATGATTTATTTTTTTGTCTTTCTTTTGCTTCTATTACACATTTTTTTAAAGTATTTACAGCTTCTTTAATAGTTTTACCTAAAAACTGGTCTCTACAATATTCTTCATAATATCCAATTCCATCTTCATATGATGGGTGTTCTTCTTGCAAATAAGAGGCAAACACAGATAATCCTTCTACCTTTATTTCTTCCTCCTCTTTCCATTCAGGCTCATTATAGTTGCTTTCTTGTATGCATACTCCACCTTCATAATCCCTTTCTCCTCCCCATTCGCATTCCTCTTCAAACCAATAACTAAAAT